TCAATAATCGCAACTATTGTAAAATGCCTTTTTATATATAGACATTAATAACTTTAATTGTGCCGAATCGCCGTTAAGCGTAACTGGATTTCCCAGTATATAACTTGCGTGAAAATCTACAATACTTTTTATTGATTGCAGAACGATTTTAGCAGTTGTGAATTTTTCACCCTTAAATTCAAAATCTTTTCTTTGTTTTATCTTATGGACACCATCCATATAGTTCTTTATCTCATTAACCCTTGCTATATTGTTCATTGCAGGGATATTATCTATTTGCATATATCGCTCCTATCTTTATTTTTTACCCTTATATTCTTAAGGAATATTGCCGTATATATCTATATTTATCGTTTTTATTGTCGTTTAGGTATAATCTATCGACCTAATAATTAAATCTATCAATGATACCTGATACCACTTTTAACCCCTTGAATCGCTAATGCCGTGGCTATAACAGTGTCATCGTGTTTTCCACTTTGAGCGTTCATTGACCCGTCTGAATATTCGTATGTTTTCATTTCGCCTAAAAGGTTAAGCGACTTGATTACTATGTCTTGATTCTCAAATAACTCTACAAAATCATCAATCATTATCGGTTTGGTTTTCGCTGTGGTATTAAAGCCAATCTTCTTGACCATTTTGCCCCTAACATCATAATCCTTATGTTTATAAAGGTTTTTATAATGATAAATGTTCTTCAATCGATCTAAAATAACGTGACCACCACTTGCCTTTTCTATTACTACTAAAGCATTGTTGTACCATTTTGCCAGTAGATATACTACCTTTGCTACTTCGTGGGGTTGTGTCTTGTTGCTCCTGAACTCTGCCACTTGAACTAAATCATTAGTATATATGTGTATTACGCTATAATCAGACCCCAGCCCCTCAGAACCATCAACGCCCATTACATACTTTTCACCGTGTTCAGGTGTGTTCCAAACCGACAAATAACTTCTAAGGTATACTTTTATCTCGGCTGGTATATCATCGATTTTCTTTAATGTTTTCAATGATTTTACTGCATTGTATACCTCCTGGATATGACGTGAGTTAAATATATTTTCTCCAGTTGTTAAAAATGCTTCAATCGGCGTGGCTGGAAATTCCTGTTTGAACTTACTTTCACCACTATTTTTAATCTTTATTCTTCGCCACATCAACTGTTCAAGGGTTGCCCCCATATCTCTATATTGTAGTTCGTCTTGTTCAAGGTCGTCATCAGTCAAAGCCCCATCATTAAGGGCAATATACTTTTGTGAAAACTCTTTATATTCATCGGAAAACATTTGTTTATCATCAATCCAGCCAAAGAAAAACGGCTTATATAACGATTCTTTGTTTTCGGATTTCTCCCATATATTTGCAAACTCGTTAAAACCATTAGCGGTTGATTCCAGTATAATCTTCCCATCAGGCAGCAACGCCTGTTCAACTGCTAATATATGCTTCGCCACAACATCTTGTTTGCAAAACGCCACCTCGGATATATGGCAAAACTTAATCGAACTACCCCTAGCAATTTCTTTGTTACCCATTGTGCAAACGGTTATCTTTGAACCATTATCAAACTTCAATTCTTTCCTATTGTTTGCTATATCTTTTAACTTAATCGCATCAGGCAAGTTGTTATATAAGAACTTTAATTTATCGAATATAATATCTGCACTATCAATGCTATAAGATATTAAAAGACAATGATTGTTCGCCCCTGTCAAAGCATACCACAAGGATAAGGCACAACTTATAGAGGTTATACCTAATTGCCTTGATTTAAGGACAACATTATACTTATCGAACCCGTTGACCAATTCTTTCTGTTGTGGATTTAATAAAAAAGGGACAACTATACCATTTTTATCAACTATTTTACAGAACGTTTCAATCCATAGTATCGGATTACCCATTATTATCTTTAATTTTTCTGATAGCATCATTAGTTATCACCATCTTCCAATTTCACACCTTTAAGAATTGATTGCAGTTCTGTTTCCTTTGAATCAGCGAAGAACTCTTGCGAGAAATCAGTAAACGCCTTGAAAGCGTTTGTATCGTCTTTGGCTTTTTCATAATATATATTATATAATTCAATCATCTTTTGACCGTGTTTTGCTTTCAATAACATCTTAGTCGCCTTTTGTACGCTATCTTCCAGTAACCATCTTTGGGCGGTCTTTTCCGTAACACCCTTTGGTATCATTGGATAATATGCCTTCAAATCTTCCAATGTCTTAAAATCCTGCGGTAGTAGTTCTTTAGCATAGAGCCAACATATATATCTCATTTTGGTTTCGCTTGTGACTTCTTTTAACTGTGTTAATATTGATTTTTCGCCCTTTGGCGTTCCTACTTCTTTTGGTTTGCCTGTTTTTTTAGTTGTTGTAGCCATCTTTTACCCTTCTTTCTACCTATCAAAAAAGGCGTGTGTTATTACGCCCCTATATTCTTATTTAATGTTATATTATCATCAAAGATACCATTATGATATTTGGCTATCTTTTCCAACTGTTGCTTTGTCATTCCTTTGAATGGATTATAGTTACTTTGATTCTTTCTTGGTTTTTTATTCTGCAACAAATAATCAGACATTCGTTTTTTAATCAAGTTTTTGAATTTATGTTGATTTTCGCAACGATCGTTACCACTTTCTTTGGTTTCGTTATAATTAAAAAATACAATGGTCTTATTATAATTGTATATTCCTATTTTTCGCAACGCTTTTTCAAGTTGTGGTTTATATATATCTTCATACCATTTTTTGTTCCTACTAAGATAATAATAAGTCGTTTCCTGTTGATTGTCTATAATCCAATTCCCAACCAATTCGTTTCGTAAATCATTTATTGTTTTATCTATCTGTTTAATTTCGGCTACATCATCAACATACCCCCACGTTTCTTTCTTATCATATTTATGTCTAGAAACCGAATAACCTTCATACCATTCTATATCATAATCAGGTTGGTTAGTCATATATGTAAGAGTGGATTTTACTTTGGTCATTACCTCATTGACTAACTTATACTTGTAATCAAGGCAACCGCCTGATAAGTGGTAAGAAGTGACCACACTAACATCTTTGATTATTCCAACCGCTTTAAGCAGTTCTGCCTGAGTCATACAAGTAGAATCCCATTCACTAATTAAAGGTATCAGACAATCCCTATATACAGACGTTCTGTTATTATCTTTGATTGCTGGTAGCGGTTCATTATATGCTTTAATTATTATTATCTCTTTGGTGGGCTTACCTGTATTACGGTTAATTTTACCTGTTAATTCCCACTCATAATATCTTTTTATGTCATCTATATATCTTTCTATCTGATTCAAGTTATTTGTTTTAGTATAGCCACACGACCATACTAATTGATTAACCGACTTGAATTTATTACCTAATTCTATTTTATTCATTTATTCAACCTACTTTTCTTTCATCCTATTTATTATTTAGCCAAAGTTGATATACTTCCTTGGTTTCGTTAAATCCAAATACCCAATATATTTTACCCGTATTCTGATTTATCCCAGTATCTATTACTATTGCCCCATTGTTTATATAAAACTTCGCCTGTAAAGGGTTGTATATATATTTTTTATTATCCATTTTTTTTAACCTACCTTTTTATCCTAATATTTTTTTTCACACGCCAGCATACTAACTGGTTGATTCTTCTACGCCTATCGGCTTGAAGAACCAATTTAGTATATATATTATTGATTTGTCATTTTATCACACTCTTAATTCCTTATTAATATAATATATATTTAATACAGTTTTAAGAGTGTGATAAAATGACAAATACTTAGTTACTTATTAAGTTTGTGCATTTTCACACCCTTAATTCCTTATTAAATAATATATATTAATAGTGTTTTAAGAGTGTGAAAATGCACACCTATTTAATTACTAATTTATATATAAAAAAACCGAAGGTTTTTTTATTATATATTTGACCGAAGGTCAAATATATATATTATTATTAATACTAATTTATTTTTATAAGGGGTATTTAAGAAATATATAATAATATAATAAAAACCCCATTTGGGGGTTTGGGTGATTGCTATAACATAGTATTTGCAACGGAAACAAATGTGTACCTACTCCGTGTTCTATTTATATATACTACTAATAACGGAGGAGGTACACAAAATAAAATTGATTGTCGCAAGACAATCAAAGTTAGCATCTGCTAGTGTTAAGTTGTGCTAGTATTCGTGCCACTTACCTTACAATAATAGAAAAGCGACACGAACTATATAAAAGTTTAATACAATAATATCTATATATATATTATTCAATATTTTTTGGGAAAAAACCACTATTAATTTCATTGTTGATTTTTTCATTGTAATACTCGGCTCTGTTCTGAAACCACTTTTCATATAATGGCTGGCAATCATAGTAATTAAAAGCCACCCAGAAATTATTACTGCTTTGATTTACGCCTACCCCTAATGGGTGGATTCCTTGTTCAATAAAAAAGTTGGCTTGCCTGATATTATATATATATTTTACATCTTTCATTTTTTTTACCTCTTTTATAATGAGTGATTTAGCCACTCAATGTATACTTCTTTCGTGTTTTCTTTTTTGAAAACAAACACTATTGTGTTCGTTGGTTCATCGGCAAAATAACGTTCTGCCTTGACCCCCGCCAATAAATATTTTGTTACTTGAGTCAAATTGAAAATTGCTACTTCATCATCATCTATTTTAGTTTTTATTCTTAATAAATCTTCCTTTTTTATTTGCATTTTTTAATAATCCTTTCTGTTCTATTATCCATTTCGACAACGATATTATTCGTTTCATTTATACTAACCTTGGTTTGCCCGATTAGTTGATTTATTTCTTTTATTAAATCGATCGATTTATTATATTCATTTTTTATCTTCATCATTCTTCACCATTCTTTACCTGCTAAAAATAAGAAAAACTAACTCGATTACGATACACCATTGCCGAACTGAAAATGTTGATATAATCAGGTATGGCAATGTCTATATTAGCATTAAGTGTATTAAAATCTTTGATTTTTTTATCAAATACTAATCCATTTGGGTTCTTGATAAAAAGTCCCTTACTATGGGATATTTTTTCAAAATCAATACCACACATCAACTTACCATTACTATTTATTTCAATATTCTTATTCAGTCCATAATCAATAATAGTATTGTAATAATACTCTATACTGTCTTGGGTGACAATTTCATTTATGAACTCTAAATCCATTAATTCAACCCAATTATCCCATTGTTTTCGGAAATTGAAAAACTGCTTAAACCACGAATCCACACATAGCAATAACTTAATCTGTTCGTCATTGAAATAATTGAATGATTCGCCATATAGCGAAAATAACATCATCAGGGTTGAACCAGCGTATTTATCTGTATAGTTATTTTGATTAATACCGATATTCAGATTGATTGATTGTTTATTCGCTATCCCTTGAACGTGGTTGCCAAATGCCTTGCCATTCGTAAGGTCACAATCGACATATATCGGTTCTTTTCCATTCGCCTTATCGTTGACCCATAATGAGTTAAAATCGTAAAATCCACCTATGTTTAAGTTGAATTTTTTGCTTAAATATAAGCAAGACAACCAACTATCCAAATCATTCGTTAAAACTAAATAATATCTTTCGTTATCTATTGTTTCCCACCAATCAGGGAAACTATTTTTTATATTCTCTTTCATATTTCACACCATTTTTAGTTGCTATAATTAGTGTCCTTTTAGTCCTTTTTATGGTGTGAACTCTTTTTTTTGATTAAATCAGAGTTCGTACTCTCCTTTAATCCTTTTATTCCTTTTATTTATTTTGCTTTTTCTTATTAGCCCTTGCAAGGTTAATCGCTTGATACATTTCTTTTGCGTCATTGTCAGATACATAATCATTCGTTTCTAATCTGCAATAATATTGTTTTGATTTGCAATAAAACTCACTTGCCTGTGTTTTGGTCAAACCTGACAACTCTCTATATTCCCTTATTTTTTTTACTGATACCATTTCTACTTCCTTTCATAAAATAAAAAATAGTGGGGCTATCTCTTAAATAACCCCACATAATAGTTAAAAATTATGCTATTGTCTTTCGCAGAACAACAACACCATCTTTATCGATTAACTTAGTCGCATAAAGTGAAGATGCTACAATATCAGTTGCAAGAAGTAATGCTACTCTTGCTTCCTCAACTGAAATGTCTTTTTGGAATACATAACCCAAAGCGTTTTTCTTAGCAATGTAGGTTTTGCACTCTGCCTTTGATGAATCATAAGTGTTGTTATTGCATACAATAACAGGGATTCCCAGCCAATAGCCACAAAGACCATTAGCAACCATACCATTACCAGCAGTTGCGTATGTCTTTTCAATAGATGTGAACTCAGGCATAGCCACAAGAGTTGGGTATAACCTTGAATTGATTACGATTCCTGCAAATGATTCTGTATCAATGTCATCGCCGAACAGACCGATACCAGCCATAAGTTCAGCACTTGTAATGGTTGTAGCCCCTGCAACTGCTTCTTTCTTGGTTGCGTCTGTGTCCATAGCGGTGACTAAATCGCTATCGATCGCTTTTTGCATTACCTGTGTTACCTGTTCAACCATTCGGTCCATAGTAGCACCCTTGATTTGGCTAGCGTTCTTATCGTATACCCTTACCGCTTTGCCGATTTGCTTGATTGTTGCGGTGTTATCCGTCATTGCGAGTTCTTCGGCTGTCAGGGCTGTACCTAGTGTTACCGTTTCTGCGTCATCTATTCTATCGAATGACGGAAAATGAACCTCATCTCCAGCGGTCATTATCTCTGGTGCCATTGATGTAGCATCGAAAGCGATACCACCGATTCTGAGAGATACACCCAATTTTGCGTTTATTGCGTCTGCAAACACTTTGTTTATTACTAATGCCATTTATTTTTTCTCCTTTGTTTTACTTTTAGTTAGAAAGTTCCGTATAAAGTGATGGGTTTTCGTTATATAGTTTTGCCTTTTCATCATATCCCATTTTCTTAAAGTCCTCTTTGGACACGCCAACCCCACCCCTATTATTTGGCTTGAAATCAGGTTGTTTTGTCGTTACAAGTCCTTTGAAAGATTCTGACAATGCGTTTGTGTCAATATCAGATTTTAGATATTGGGCAAAACTACTATCTATACCAATTTCGCTTAATGATTTTTCTAACTTCATTTGATTTAATTCTAATTTTGCTTTTTGTAGTTCAACCTCTGATTCCGTTGGCTCGTGAGGTTTTAACTTTTCTAATTCCTCATTTGCTACTTTCAGTTTCTGCGAATATTCAGTTCTCACCTTATCCGATTCAGATTGAATCGCCCTTTCCAGTTCTGATACCGCTTCTTCACTCAGGTTGTACTTCTCAATTAATTCTTTGTTCATTCTTTTCTCCTTTCAAGTTGTCGTTGATTAGTCCCTGATATAGTTACTAATTCGACCCCTTTTAATATACTACAAGGTTTTCACCTTAATTTTGGACAAAGAAAAACCACCAATTAATATTGATGGTTTTGCCTTTTTTATATGAGTGTATGTTCGATTTTTATTGTAAATATAGTGAGTTTAATCAATCAATTTTCTTAGATTATATAATAATAAAAATAATTGTTGATTTATCTTACATACTTCATATTCTATTAAAAATTTCCGTGACGTGATGCCACTTTTACCTATACATCACGTCACGGGTCAATGCCTTATCCCAATGTATATTTCACAATATATATTAATGACAATGACAAAGACGAAAAATTTTTGGACAATTTTAAGTGGGGGTATAATATGTTATGATATGGCTAATATTAACATAATATACCCTCATAATATATAAATAAGACAGGGCTAAATAATTAGGTAATAGATATGACGTTCTAATGAAACCTAATAATCTGACCCCAGCAAATTGTGTAGAGGGGGTTGAACCCTCTTTATATTAACAAATTCAAATATTTTTCAATATCAGAATCCGTATAATATCTTCTCCCTGTTACGGTTCTCTTGGCTGGTAGTGTGCCGTTTCTATCTAGTTCTTGTAATTGTCTTACAGTCAAGTTAACCATAACGGCGAACTGACCAATTTTGTATATTTTCAATTCTACCATTTCGATTCACTCCTTTTATTTTTAATGCCTTTCGGCTTTACTTATTATTTCAAAATGTAGAAAAATGTTCTAAAAAAAAATATAGAAAACTTCTCTTTTTGATTGCATAAATGTAGTTGTTTCCTTAATAGTCTATCGTTTTTAGACCTATCAATCCTTATAACTATTGAAATTTCAAGGTTTATAAGGGTTTTCTGAATCAAACATTTTTAAAATTTATCTTTTATGTTATAATATATTTATAAACCCACCTTAATGTAAATCCACCATTTCTAGTTACTTTCTATCATATATGTGATAATTCATACCTTATATAAATGTTGAAATTCCAATAGTTATGTGAGGTGCAAAATCAAACTTTGGGTCAATAAATGTAGTCGTTTCCTTAATAGTATATCGTTTTTAGACCTATCAATCCATATAACTATTGAAATTTCAAGGGTTGTAAGGGTTTTAAAAAGTGGTAAAAAAGGCGTTTTTCGCAATTTTTCGTAACGATCGCCCCTTGTTATATATACTTTTTTGGTGGTTATAACACGACCACCCCTATTGCTATACCCTGATTCTTATAGGAAATAGTCGTTTATAGTATGATTTATCGATTTTAATGGGGTTGTCGATAGATTATACCTTTGAGTATTAAAAACGATTAAATTATCAATTTACTTGATTTTTTACGCATAGAGGTCAATGGCGAATGTCCAGCGTATTGTTTCGCTAAATCATCTGTATCTAGGTCTAAGTACGCTTCTTCTGTTACCTTGATACTGGAATGTCCAAGAATCCTTGACAACGTATATATGTCTCCCCCTGACATTAGAAATCGTTTAGCGAAGTTATTTCTGAAAACGTGGGGGTGTATTCCTGTTAGACCTGCTCGTGATTGATAAATCCTAATAGAACGCTCGAATTGACTAATACTTACTTTTGTACCTCGATTAGTACAAAATAATAAATCGCTTTTCGCTTTTTTATCCTTTTTTCTAATCCATTTTCTTAAATCCTTGTTCAAATAACTCGAAAAAAAGACAAATCGTGATTTTTTACCTTTAGTATTTTCGGCTCGTAGATAAATAGTGTTATGGCTAAAGTCGACATCATCTATTTTTATGGATAAACATTCACCTATACGCATACCAGTATCTTGTAAGGTTTCGACGATTATGTAATCTCTATATTCGCTGAAACGGTTGCAATTAAAGGACTTCATAAACATATTGTATTCTTTATTGGTTAAAAAATACAAGGGTTTACGGGCGGTTTTTATATATTTTAGTTTGTTTATAGGGTTCTGATTAATGTATTCGTAGTCGAAAAGCCAGTTAAAGAACACTCTGATGTTCCTTAAATAATTGTTGATTGTGGTATCAGATACCATTTTACCTTTATCGTTTCTTTTTAACGGGTGATTTACCTCTATGCTGTCTATATCGACAACTACGGTATATTTTCCACGTTCACGAATAAAAGCGATGTAATCGTACAAATCTTTAGTTTTAACACTATTCCAATCTTTGATTTTCTTTTCAGTTTGAAGATAATTGAGAAATAAACAAATGGTCTGCTGATAAGTGTAAATTGTCTTTTCTGATAGTCCTTTATCCTTGCAATAATAAAGGAAACTTTTAAGGTCATTAATCATAAAAAAAACCTCCAAATATACCCTGAATAATAAATGTATATTTTGGAAGTTAGTAGGGTTTTAACGGGTAAAAACCGTTGATTTATGGTCGATTTTCACTTTTCCGAATCGTCCAAACCGTTGAAATTTCAATCAAAACTTGCCTGACCTTTCAATACCGATCTTCCATGCCAGCAATCCGATAAATTCACTGTTAGTGAGTCTGTGATCATCCTTTGGGATCGTATGACCCATTAACACTGCTCTCAGACTGTCGCTGTTTTTCTTACAAGCCGCATGTATAGCAAGCCGCATAGCTTTCTCAACGCTTTCCGGCGATACGCCATTAAGCTTGGCAATTTGTGGATAGACCTCCTTGGTTATTGCGTAGATAACATCCCAGTTTTCCATAGCCATGATCGTTGCCTGGCAGATATACTTATATCCGCATGTATTGATTGGTATACCTAATATCAATACTTTCCTGGAAATCATACATTCTAATTCATTAAGTTCTTTCAT